GAGGTGTATTTATTAGAGCAAAAAAAATCAGAGGGCAAAATTGTTTTATCCGCTGATGATTACGACAAGGTTACCGCTATATTGGAGAATTTCCGCAATGATGATTTGGCCCAGAAATATTGCAAAGGCGTAATCGAGTTGTCGCATTATGGAAAGCACGAGGATTTGGATGTTCGGGTGCGCCCAGATTGTTTAAACGTGGTGGAGGGTTTTATATCCGATGTCAAGACTTGCCAAGATAATTCGCCAATGGCGTTCAAAAGAGATGTATATAAATATGCGTATCATTTACAAGCGGCGTTTTATATGGATATGCTCGGCGTTAGTGAGTTTAGATTTATCGCCGTTGAATCAAATTATCCACATTCTATTGAGGTTTATTCTTTGGGCGATGAGATGATTGAGCAAGGGCGCAGAGCGTGGAAATCTGCATTTGCCGATTGGAAATTGTATATTGATACCGGCATTATAAGCAATCACATTTGGGATGAGTTTAATGATGATGGATCAAAAATATTATAATGGGTAAAGAGTTAAAAATTAAAGAATTAATCGAGCAAGTTTACCGATTGGATATTTCATCGGTTTCAAGGCAATCAAGTTATGTGCAAGCGCGATCCATATATTATCGCCTTTGCATTGATTACACGCCGTTAAATTATTCTCAGATAAGCAAGAGTATTAACCGCAATCACGCCACCTTGATCCACGCAATGAAACAATTCGATGTTTTGGTGAGATTTATTCCGGGTTTTGATAAGAGTTTTAAGTTTATCAAGGCGGCATTTTTAGAGGGCGAGATGTTTCCGGAGAAGGAAAAGCGAATGGATCTGGATGATTTGTTGGTAAAATACAATGATTTATTATTGAGTTTTGACGAATTAAAAGTTAATTTTGATAAATTAGAGAATCAAAAAATGTGCGATTGTGGTTAACGGGTTTTATAAATATTTGACTGGAGAGGACCATTTGCAGCATAGCGTGATTAATTATTTGCGGATGCAATATCCAAAGGCGTTATGGGCGCACGTTCCAAATGAGGGCCGAAGATCGCCATTTGAGCGTTTCAAGTTTAAGCACTTAGGCGGCAAAAGCGGCATTCCGGATTTAATGATATTTACGCCAAATGATTATTACAATGGTTTAGCAATAGAATTAAAATACAAGAAAAACAAGCCAACGGAAAATCAAAAGGTTTGGTTAATCCAGTTGGAGGGCAATAAGTGGAAATCGATCTGGCTCAATGATTATGATTTATGCGTTGAGGCGATTGATAAATATTTTAGTAATGAAAAATAAAAATGTTTTTTTTGATCAAGAAAATCAAAAGGTGAGATGGACACAAAACACATCGATCAATTTACCGGTACATTATAACCATATTGGTTCGATGTCTCGCGTTGAGTTTGATTTATTAGTGGAGGTACTTTGGGAGGTATTCGATGATTCGGATATTACTTTACAAGAATTCCGCAAATATTTCGGAGAGATTCGCCAATTTTGTGACCACATCAAAAAGTTGATTGGCTAAATTTTAAACAATGAGAGTAAACAAGATCATTAAGCCGAGCCGGTTGTCCGAGTTCGCAGTAATTCCGACCGCTATTTTTAAGCAAAAAGATTTATCAATGGGAGCCGTTGGCTTGTATTGTTGGTTATTTTCGCAGCCGCCACAAGAAGAAATAACAAACGATGCCGTTTTAAGCCATTTTAAGATAGGTTTAACGGCGTTTTATAGTCGAGTTAGGGAATTAATCAAAGCGGGATTTTTAGTGCGGGAAAACGCACGAAACGAAGGTAAGTTTTCTGGGGTGAATTATTTTTTATCTGAATTACCGCATTCAGATTTACCGCGCGTGGAAAAACCGCGAGCGGATGATTTGCCAGAAAAAAATGTTGAGGGTATATATTATAATTATATAGATGAGATATGTAATGGTAATGAGATATGTAATGACATAAGTAATGATATATGTAATGATAATGAGATATGTAATAATAATATATATAATAACAATATAAGTAATAAAACAAATAATATCCCTCGAAATCAAAAAAATGATTATTCCGATGGCGTAAAAAAGTCATTTGATCATTTTGTGGCGTTATTCCCAGAGCGATATCAGCCAAAGAATAAAAGCCAAATAAAAAAATGGATGGATTGCATTGATAAAATCGAGCGCATTGATAAATACGATTTGCGCGATGTTTACAAAATGGCGCAGAAATTACGCAACGATTCGTTTTGGCAAAACAATTTCCTCAGCATTTTAAAATTACGCAACAACGATAAAAACGAGGTTAAATATATCCACCGGTTTATGGGGCAAAAAGTAGATGCTACAAAAACGGCAAAATCTAAAATCAACGGATTAGTGAAATTTTATAAATACACAACGCCAAATGGAGATATTTGCCTTGGGGCTAAAACAATGAGCGGAGAGATTGATCAAAACATATTAGCGCAAAAATTATCGCCAACGGAAATTGAAGAAATAATAAAATCCCTATGACGATTGAATTTATAAACGGCCTTGAAAATGATTTGGTTTTTTTACTGAATATGTCCGGATGGGATTTAAAATGCGTGGCGGATCAATACTCAAGATTTGATGCCATCGGATTTGATCTAAACGGCAAAAAATGCATTATCGAATTAAAATTTAGAAAAGACTTTTACAAGGATAAAATTCTGGAGTTGAAAAAATATAATGCGATGATGGCCGAAGATGCACAAAAAAGATATTATGGCGTAATTGATCCAGAGGGATGTTGGGTTTATGATTTTGATGATATTGATTTAAACAATGGCGGCTATTTAAAATGCCCGGCCAACACAATACGGGAAAACGCGCCAAAAGAAATGAAGCTGGTTTATTATTTAAAAAGGCGGGAATCATATTTTTATCGATTCAATTTTTTTTAAAATTTATTTTCATTAATTTAGCCAAACAAGAAACAAAGAAAACAAACAAAGATGCATCAACAAGAATTAAACGACTTAGGTATTGAGGTCAAGCGCAATGACGGGATCACAAAGGTAAAATGCCCGAAGTGCAGCCAAGACCGCAAAAACAAATCCGATCCTTGCCTATCGGTAAACATCGATAAAGGATTATATAATTGCCACAACTGCGGATGGTCTGGAGGCATCAAATTTCACGCAAAGCCGGAATACATTGTGCCGGACAAGGAAAACGCCAACGTATCGGAGCGCGTTTTAAAATGGTTTGAAGGGCGTAAAATTACAGAGCCGACCTTGGTCCATTGGAAGGTTGGCGAATCCCTTGAGTATATGCCGCAAGTGCAAAAGAACCGCCGAGCCGTTAATTTTAATTACTACCGGGAAAACAAATTAATCAACGTAAAATATCGAGATTCCGAAAAGAATTTTAAGATGGTAAGCGGCGCGGAATTGATATTTTATGGCTTAGATAATATTAAAGATATTCCAAAGGTTTACATCGTCGAGGGTGAGATGGATGCATTATCAATGCACGAGGCCGGTATTTATTCCGTTTGCAGCGTTCCAAATGGCGCATCCAAGGGCAGCCAAAAATTAGAGTATCTCGATAATTGTTGGAAATATTTTGAGGATAAAACCGAGATCATAATTTGCACCGACAATGACGATGCCGGGTTGATGCTCCGCAATGAGTTGGCCAGAAGATTCGGCGCGTATAAATGTAAATACGTTGATTTCGGGCCTTACAAAGACGCTAACGAGGTATTGATAACCGAAGGCGCAAAGGTGTTAAGAAACTACATTAACAACTGCAAATCGTTTCCATTGGAGGGCATTTTAAACATTGATAATATTTGGCAAGATGTTTTAAATTACAATGAAAAAGGCATAACGAATTATTCCATCGGGATGGGAGAGTCGGATCAGTATTTTAAAATGGCATTTGGTGAGTGGTCGGTTATTACCGGGATTCCCAACTCTGGGAAATCGGATGTCGTGGATCAAATATGCGTAAATCTGGCAACCAAATACGGATTCCGTTGTGCAATGTTTTCTCCAGAGTCATATCCATACGAGGGACACATAAAGAGAATCGCCAATAAATTAAACGAAAAGAATTGCACCAATAACGATTTAAACAATACGAAAGATTTTATTACGGATCATTTCAATTGGATAAAAATCGATTTGGAGAATTTAACATTGGAAGGCATATTAGAGGCGTTTCGCCAATTGGTGTTTCAGCGCGGAATAAATGTTTGCGTGATTGATCCTTGGAATATGCTTGATCATTCGGCGCAAAAGGATTTTTCCTACATCGGAAAAGCATTGTCGCAGATAACCCAATTTTGCCAACAGACCAACGTGCATTTATTTTTGGTGGCGCATCCGCGCAAGATTGAATCAATAGAGGGAACGTATAAAAAGCCGACGCTTTACGATATATCGGGGTCGGCGGATTTCTTTAATAAAACTTACAACGGG